AGGAGTTTTATGAATCTCTTTCTACTCAAAAACAAATTATGTATCTTTGCTATCAATATGGAACTGAATCTTTTAAAAAGTACTTGTTTAAGTATAGATTTCAGCAAGTCTGCAATAAATTAAAGGAGTTTTTCAGAAAATGGTGAAATACGAAGGTGAATGCTGCGGATGTGCAACGGAAGCTTATCCATGTCTCGGCAATAGGTGCCCGAACATAAATGTGAAACATTTGTATTGCGATGATTGTAAGGAAGAGGTAGAGGAACTTTACGATTTTGACGGTGTCCAGTTGTGTGAGAAATGCCTACTAAAAAAGTTTGAGAAGATTACATGATTTGAGGAATGTGTATGCTTGATTTTGGATTTTATAACATGGATTGCTTAGAGGGAATGAAGCTGCTAGATGATAAATCGGTAGATATGATTTTTACAGATTTGCCATACGGAACAACACAATGCTCATGGGATACGGTTATTCCGTTTGATTCACTTTGGGAACAATACTGTAGGGTAATTAAGGATAACGGTGCAATTTTATTATTTGGCGCAGAACCATTCTCTAGTTATTTAAGGCTTAGCAATATAAGTATGTACAAATATGATTGGATATGGCATAAATCACATCCGAGAGGTCATTTGAACGCAAAAAAGCAGCCGATGAGAGCACATGAGATAATCAGTGTTTTTTACAAAAAACAGCCTACATACAATCCTCAGATAACACACGGACACTGCAGAAAGATTTCAAAAAGTGATTTTATCAAGGAATCGAACGGTGATAGTTGTTACGGCCGTGAAGTACGAAAAACCAGTTATGACAGCACAGACAGATACCCTATTGATGTGCAAACCTTCAGTAGCGGAAGTCAACAAGGAAAAATCCATCCGACGCAAAAGCCGGTATCTTTATGCGAATACATGATACTAACATATACGAATAATGGAGATCTGGTATTAGATAGTTGCGCTGGTTCATGTACAACAGGTGTTGCTTGCCATAATACTGGAAGAAATTTTATAGGCTTTGAAAAAGATAAAAGCATATATGAAAGAGGGCTGAACAGATATAAAGAAGAAACAGAACAATTAAATATATTCGATTTGCAAAACATCAGAACTTGAAAAGAGGTGACATAAAAATGCCAAAACATTATGACAACCCACAAGCCATACTTCGTCTGAGACGTGAGACAGAACTTTTGAGACAATCAGCCGAAAGAAGTCCATTCACCGGAATACTGACACTGTTCTGTTATACCTTGTGGAAAGACTACAAGTACTCACAGACGAAACTTTCCGACTTCTGCGGTAAATTTACCGAGTACAACGAAAAGTACGAGAATGAGCCTTTTACGGAGTTGCAGAGCAGACTTAACGATTTTGCAGACTGGACGATTGAGTACAAGGAATTTACAGAAGCTGATTATCCACATTACAAGTCGGTTGTAGCGCAGAAATGCATCCGGGAACAGGTCAGATGCAACAACAGAATCAATGATTTGTCCACAAGGTACATCCTATATGGAATGGTGATTCTTATGGAAGATGGTTTTGGTAAAAAGAAACTTACGAATTTCAAGGATAAGTTTTCTGACCATATGGACAAAGCCGGAGACAAGTGCAACGGAAAAGATTTCATGGACTTGTGGAAAGAACTGGTGGAAAACACCGGAATCTATATAGAGAAGCCTATTTTTGAGTAAGGAGTTCTAAATGGCAGAAAAAAGAATGTTCAGCGCAAAAATAATTGAGAGTGATGCTTTTTTGGATATTCCTGCTACGGCTCAAATGCTTTATTTCCATATCTGCATGAACGCTGACGATGACGGATTTGTGAACAACCAACGGAAAATTATAAGGATGTGCGGTGCTTCTGATGATGATTTGAAGATACTTATAGACAGCAGATTCCTTTTATCTTTCGATAGTGGTGTTGTGCTTGTAAAGCACTGGCGCATTCACAACTACATTCCACCGGATCGTTACAAGCCATCGTGCTATGTGGATGAAAAAAGCAAAATAGGTGTAAAGCTAAACGGATCATATACCACAGACCCTAAAAAGATGGTTTCTCCCGTAGAGGGGAATCCAAAGAAGCGTTGTTACGACAATGAAATCAAACTTGATAAGAGGTGATGCAAATGCAAATGACAGGCTATGAATTGTTGGCGAATTATGAAAAAGCAGAGGACAATGACAAACAGATTCAGATTCTTGCGGATTTGAACCACATTCCGGTTGATATGGTGTGTTTTGTGATTGACAACATCGAGAAATTTGAAAATTTGGAAACACCATTGTCCACAGAAGAATTTGCAAAGTGGTGCGAGGCGGAACTTGACCGTGTAGATGCTCATATCCATGAACAGGAAAAATATTACAGAGAAATTTGCAATGTATACAGAATCGCAAGTACATACGGAAAAAGGAGTGTAGCTTTGTGAGAGAGGGAACAGGAAACTTTCAAAACGGTGACTTACACTACATGGCTACACATCCGGTTGCTGATGCTATTAGAATCGGACGCACGAAGCCGTATGACTGCAGTTACCCGGTGATAGCGGAGAGATCAAAGATACGTGCAGAAAGAAGCGAGAGCCATGAAGATATATGCCGTGAAGAATGACAAGGACAGCTACCCAAATATTGGGAATGGGCTGTTGGAAGTATCAGACAGCTGGCCGACATTTTTCCGACTGGTGGGGAGCAACCGGCATTACCCGTACAGAGATTTTACTTTTTATGACCGTAACTGAGTTCCGATACCGAAGCAGTTTTTAAGAGTGTGAGAAAGGAGTGGATGCAAGATGAAGTTTATCGTGACTTTATCAGATATGGTTGGAGTGGTATTGATCGCATTGTTGGTTTTGGTATGGATAATCTTTGGAATGATTATCTTGATAAACATTGCTAAAGAAAACATCGAATACAGAATCGACAAATGGAAAAGAGAACGAGAAGCCATGAAGGAATGGGAAAGGATCAATGATGAAAAAAACAGCAGGGATTAGAGGGTACACAGCAGAAGAAGTTGCAGAAAGTAGACGTATAGAACTTGAAAAAGACTATAAAAAATGCTGTGAAAAACAGGAAGATATAAAATTAAGGCAGAGGATAATTGAAACTGCAAAATTAGAACTTGAAGAGTGCAAACATGAACATGAAAAAATGCTATCAGAATATCGCAGAGATAGCGTAGACAGAGTTTTATCGTACATTCGCACAAAGAAAATTAAGGATGCGCATGAATTGGATTTACTTCTGTGCCACTGTCAGAATAAGCTGAACGGTAACATTGATGGTACGGAGTTAAATTTGCACTATGAGGAAAGGAGCAATGATGGAGAGACTGACAGAAAGAACCGCTGATGGAATTTTGGTAAAGGAGAATCACGTTGAAAATGGATTAAGAACATTTTATCAGTGCTTTGAAGAAAAGCCGAATGATAAATATACAAATTGCGATGGAGGATATTGCGCAATAGAGAAGCTGTCCGCCTATGAGGATGCCGAGGAACAGGGATTGCTCATACGGTTGCCGTGCAAGGTTGGAAGTAATATTTACCGCATAACTGATGACGGAGTAGATGTTGCTGTATGTAGAGAAATACGTGTGGCAGATGAAGAAATGTATATCGAATCGGTTACTCTTTGCGACTGGATATCTTTCGATGAAATCGGCAAGACGGTATTCCTCACAGAAGCGGAAGCCGAAGCCGTACCGAGAAAGTGAGAAGAGAATGGCAAATAGGAACACACTGCATAGCAACAAATTGGATGCTTTTCGCAAATGGCTTATCAAAACCGGATGGACGATTGAAGAACCGAAAGGTATATGGGAAGTATTAAGAGCGAAAAAGGCAGGAAGACAGAACCCCTTGATTGTCTATCAAAAAATGAACAAAGAGCATTTAAGCGTGCTGGACAGAGATATTGATGTCATCAAGAGATTTTTGCAAGAAAAGTAGGTGGAAGATGGTGAAATGTAATAACTGCAAGAATTTAGAAACAAAGGATAATGGGTTTGATTCGTACTCATGGTGTGAGAAAATCAACGACTGTCCGCATGAGGACATAGAAAGAGACTGCGATAACTACGTACCTATGATCAACGCAGACCGGATCAGGAGCATGACGGACGAAGAACTGGCGATGGCGCTATTATGTGTCCTGCGGAATTTATTAAAAAGTGACAAGGTATGCGATTTTAGCCATGATTGTAAGGATTGTACGATGACATGGTTACAGAAAGAAAGCGAGGAGTAGCCATGACGGAGAATGAAGCAATCAAAGAACTTGAGACATCTATTGATTTAGCCAAAATGTGTACACAAAATTACGAGAGAAAAAACGAAATCCAAGGTTACGAGATGGCAATCAAGGCACTGGAAGAGGTGCAGCAGTACCGCCAGATCGGCACGGTGGAGGAATGCCGTGAAGCTGTGGAAAAGCAGACAGCAAAGAAACCAACACTTATTGATTATAAAAAATATACAAATTTCGTAGATAATGCAGATTTTCTTCAAGATGCATATTGGTGTCCTAATTGCAAACGAGTTGTAAGAAGCGGTTCTTTTTGTAGAGATTGTGGACAGCACATTGATTGGAGTGATGAAGAATGAGAGAAGAACTTAAACCGTGTCCATCATGTAAGAAAAAAAGTGCTATCTTATGCGAATTTTACGTAAAATGCATGAATTGTGGAAGAATGATGATGTTGAAAGAAGATTACAATGAAGAAAAGCTGATTGAAGCATGGAACAGGAGGGCGAACGATGAGACTGATTGATGCGAGCGAATTGAAGGATTTTTTCTTTTCAGAGACAAGTGGTACAGAAGAAATCATTCACGATTTAATGCAAAAACATGGGTTAAATTATGCCAATGGCGTAAACGAAGATACAGTTATGTATTTTGCAATAGATTTTCTGGAAAGAGTGCAGAATGTCATTGATACACAGCCGACCGCCTACGATCCGGACAAGGTTGTAGATCAGTTAAACGACAAGTTCAGAGTCGTGCGAACTGATGAAGACTTGGAATGGAACAGGGCAATGGATGAAGCAATTACAATCGTGAACGGAGGTGGAGTAGATGGCAATTAAACCGATTTTATTCAATACAGAAATGGTTAGGGCAAATCTGGACGGGAGAAAGAGCTGCACCAGACGGATTGTGAAACCACAGCCGCAAGGCAGACTGTGCTATACATTCGCAGGGGGTGATTGCGGTACTTGGGGATATCCAAGCAAAACAGCATATGAAAACTGGGGAGATGAATACAAACTTCCAGAGGATATCACGGATGAAGAACTAAAAAGAAGGTGGAATCCACCATATCATACAGATGATATCCTTTATGTCCGAGAAACATGGGAACATTTTGAATGTTGTTGTTGTGAGGGAGACGAACATGGAAATTGTTACCGAGAACCACAACAGAGCGTCTTGAATAAAAGCTGTGGCTGTTATATGTACCGGGCAACAGATGAAATATATGGAGATGCAAGGTGGCACCCGTCCATCCACATGCCGAAAGAAGCTGCACGTATCTGGCTTAAGGTTACGGATGTGAGGGTGGAGCGGTTACAGGATATGTGGGCGAGCGATGTATCAAAAGAAGGGATACGGTTTAATAAACCAACAGCAGCCGATGAAATGTTAAAAGCATTTGCCAAGTTGTGGGATTCCACCATCAAAAAAACTGTTCTTGACCGCTACGGATGGGATGCGAATCCGTGGGTATGGGTTATCGAATTTGAGCGGTGCGAGAAACCGGAAGGAGTGTGAGATATGGCTAAAGCAGTATTGGTAATGGATATGCCGGAAACCTGTGAAAATTGCGCTTGCAAATATCCCAGTTATAAAGATGATGCTCTTTACGACTGCGCAATTACAGGGAAGACGATTCCAATAAATGGTGGGCGCTACAAAAATAGACCTAAATGGTGTCCGCTCCGTGAACTGCCGGAGAAAATGGATTGCTTTGCGGAAGCAATTAAGAACGATTGTTACGATGGAACGGAATACGAGCATGAGTATTTAGATGGAAAGAGTGATGGCTGGAATTCCTGCTTGGATGAAATCTTAAAGGAGTGTGATGCAGATGAAAACTATTGATTACACCGCCCTGTACGAGCAGAATGAGGACTTCAAGAGGTACGTTGACCGATACTGCACCAAGCACAGAATCAGATTTGCAGAAGCCTTACAGCATTACCTGGTGCAGATGGCGGGGAAGATGTACAAGGAGCAGATGGATAACAAGGTAGAATAGATCAGAAAGGAGTAAGAGGTTTGCTGGCCAGCGTGAAAGACGTCTTTACTTCGATTAAAAATGAGTGATTTATCAGTTTTTAACTATGATTGCCAAAATCAGTTAAGCATTTTTGATTTTGTACGACAACCAATCAGCATTGAAAAACCTATCCGTCTTATTGAATTATTCGCCGGGTACGGTTCACAGGCAATGGCACTGAAACGTATCGGTGCGAAATTTGAGCATTACAGAGTTGTGGAGTTTGATAAGTATGCCATAGCAAGTTATAACGCTGTGCATGGCACTGATTTTCCAACAATGGATATAACACAGGTTCATGCAGATGATTTGAATATCTGCGATACGGAAGCCTTCACTTACTTACTTACTTACTCATTTCCATGCACCGATTTATCGGTTGCCGGAAAGCAAATGGGAATGAGCAAAGGTAGTGGAACAAGAAGCGGTTTACTGTGGGAAGTGGAACGGATTCTGACGGAAATACATGAAAGTGGTGGTGAATTACCGCAGATTCTGTTCATGGAAAATGTTCCGCAAGTCCACGGAAAAGCAAATATGCCGGACTTTCAGAAATGGATCGATTTTCTTTCAAGTCTTGGATATGTAAGTTACTGGCAGGACTTAAATGCAAAGAACTACGGAGTTGCACAGAATCGTGAAAGATGTTTTATGTTTTCATTTTTGGGAGAGTACAATTACCATTTCCCCGAACCGGTTCCATTAAAAAAGAAACTGAAAGACTACTTAGAGGAAAATGTGGAAGAAAAGTATTACATCAACAATGAAAAGGCACAAAAGCTAATAAAACAGCTTATTGAAAACGGAACGCTGCCAAAGAACAATCATGAGAGCAGACTTGCATTGACGGAACAATCTGCAATCCACATCAGAGAGACATTGCAAACTGCATCACTGCAAGATATGACTGCGGAATCTCAAACCAACAGCAAGTCGGAAACATGGTTGCAGAAAATCTGTATTGATACAAGCATGAGTGGGTTAGAAAATGGTGCAATTAGAATATATAAATCAGTTGCACCGTCAATTACAGCAAGAGAATATAAAGAGCCAAGAATGATATTGGAGTGATTGAATGGAAGTAATGGGCAGTATATACACAGGAGTAACAGCAGATTTTCAGCGAGGTGTGTATCCGATTGCAAGGTGTGTGAAAGCTGAACAGCATGATTTAGGAGTAGTTATGCGAGATGTAAATATTTTAGGCTCTCTTGAAGCAAAATTTGAGAGTACCAATAGAATTTATGATGTGGGGGGGGTGTAGTCCAACATTGAGTACAATGCAAGGTGGCAATCAAGAACCAAAAATTCTTGAAAGTCAGATAGTTGCCATGCGTGGCAGAAACCAGGATAATCCGTCTGACAGGACCAGTGGAATTCCGACAGAACAGAGGTTAGAACCGAATATGAGTGGAACGAGTAATTGCCTGACAAGTGTGCAGAAAGATAATCTCGTACTTGAACCAAAATACAGGATTAGGAAGTTGACTCCGAGAGAATGCGGTAGGCTCATGGGAGTATCAGACGAGGATATATCCAAAATGGCAGCATTGAACAGCAACACGCAGCTTTACAAACAATTTGGAAATAGCATTGTGGTAGATGTCATGTGCGCAATGTTCCGCAATCTGAATATCAATCAAAAGTAAGGTACACACAAATGAACAAAATACAGCACATATCAGTAGGAAACATCATCAAGAACGAGGAAACAGCCTATGATGGATTTGGCTTAAAGGACAAAATCACAAGGGACTAAAATTAGGAACTAAAAAGTGAAATTGAGATTTGAGTTGTTATTTTAGTTACTTAGAATTTAGGAGGTAGAGATGAGCAAACGACCGGAAATTACAAAGGAACTATCCATGTCATTGGAAAAATACATAAATCCTAAAAATGACACAAGAATTTATATGGCTAAAGAGGTCACATTTGATTATGCGACAACACATGCAATCAGAGTGGACTATATGAAATTTAAGCCTGTTAATAACACAGTTTCCGGAATTGAAAAAGGGGATTTCTATTGTTATGAAGTAAAATCTTCTATTGAAGACTTCAATTCAGGACACGGCTTGAACTTTATAGGCGATTACAATTATCTTGTGATGCCAGAAGAAGTTTATGCGGCGGTTTCAAATAAAATTCCTTACTTTGTAGGGGTACTTGTTCCAACAGAAAGCAGTTGGCGTAATAACTGGAGAGAATTGACAGTAATTAAGAAGGCAAAACGCAGAGACAGAGAAAAACCATTATCGGAAATGCTTTTTATGATGTTTCGTTCTGCAGCAAGAGACAGATATAAAATTCATTAAACTGAAATATTAGAATTTAGCGGAGGAAATCATGGTGCTTGATTACAGAGAAATATCAAAGGCATGGGATGAACAGAAGCCAATCGGAGGAAGAAGCGGTGGAAAATCATTTTGGCTTGCTATCAAAATAGCTATCGAAAAGCAGATACCACAGAAGCCGAGAATTGAAACCACAAAAGAAGTACCTAAAACCCACAATCTTGGACGATTATTATATTTCTACTGCCCAAGATGCGGAAAGTTTATTGTTGGGTCATATGAAACAGATAAAAAGCGTGGTGGCGGAATTTCCCAGAAGCTAAATGGATGCTCTAACTGCCTTCAATCTATAGATTTTTCAGAATGGCAAAAGAAAGAATCAGATGATTTGGTATTAGAAGATTAAATAACGATATCGGAGGTGTAGAAATGGCAATTTTGAATTATACAACCACAGTGGATTCATTTAAGACAGTATCAGAGATTGAGTACATTCTGATGAAGCATAAAGCAAAAAGTATCATGAAGAATTATGACGGAGAGTCAATAACAGGTCTTTCCTTCCTGATTGATACCGGTTTTAAGCAGATACCAGTGAGGTTGCCGGTAAAGGTGGATGAATGTCTGGAAGTGTTAAAAAAGGAGAAAAAGAACAGTCCGAGAAGCAGCATCAAGGCTACCAGGGAACAGGCAGAGCGTGTAGCATGGCGCATTTTGAAGGACTGGGTAGAAGCGCAGATGGCGCTGCTGGATATTCAGATGGTGCGATTTGAAGAAATATTTCTGCCGTACATAGAAACCGGAAATGGACAGACCATTTATGAGAGACTGGAAGAAAAACAGTTCCTTCTTGAAGCGGTAAACTGAAATATCGGAAAAATTGTGTAACGAAAGGAGAGATAGGCATGTTAAGTAAAATGAACGATCTGATGGGCGGATATACCGTTATAGTTACCACAAAGCAGGTCCAACGGCGCAGGAACAAAAAGAAGCGCATCAATAAAAAGTGGATTAAGCGGTATGGATACATCACCAAAGATTGGCAAAAACGTGGAGAAACGGTTGTAGATCAGGTACATATGACTATGTATATGAATCAGGCAACATATAATGATCTGATTATTGCCCTGAAGAATAGGTAAAAGAAAGGAGATAGGAATGGCGAGACCGAAGAAAGAGGACGGTAAGAAGAACATCCGGAAAGACATCAGCATGGATCCGGAGCAATACGAGAGATTAATTGATTACTGCCGGCAGCAGGACAGACCTATCTCCTGGGTGATCCGGCAGGCACTGGACAATTATTTACCTGTGTAATTATGTGTAACGTTACACATTAAAACTGAAATTTAGCGAAGGAGACTGGCTTATGAAGTTGTCAAAACTGACTAAGCCGGAACTTGATGAAATCTTCCGGAACGCCAATTTTACGGAAGAGGAAGAGCAAGTGTTCAGCCTGTTATGCCGTGGTAAAAGCCTTGAGCAAATATCGGCTGTCACTTTCTTGCCAATATCAACATTGAGCAGACGAATTAAAGAAATCAAAAAGAAAGTAGGTGAAATAGACGTGGGAAAAACAGTTCCTATTTGGGAAA